GTGAACGCCGGCCCGAGCGGGAGCGCGATCGGTTCGAACTCCCGGGCGTCGAGGATGTCGTAACAGGCAAGCTGCGCCGCCTGCTCGGCGTTCTGGACGAGCGGGTAATTCGCCTCCCGGCTCCGGAGCCCGCCGTCCGCCGTAATGTAGGTCGAGACGTTCACCGGCCCGGCCGGGACCATCTCCCAGGCGTGAGCCTCGCTCCGGTAGTTCGGGATGATCTGATTGAACCGGTCCTTGCGCGCCTTCGTCCCGGTGATCGACACGTCGCCGATGCAGTCGAGCCCGGAGATCGTGAGGAGCGAAACCCGGGGCGTCCGGACGCAGCAGGAGATACGGCCGGCGAGCTTGCTAGGCTCCCCGCCGCCGGCCTGGAGGATCGTGGTCAGCACGTCCCACTTGCGGTCGCTAGACAGCACCTCGCCGCCGACCTTCCAGCCATTCGCCTGGGCAACGTTCGCGCCCTCGATGAAGGCCGCCACGTCGATCGCGTCGAGCGGGGCGCCGACGCCGAAGGTGAGCACGCCATTGTCGCGGCGGCCGATAACCCAGGTCAGGCCTTGCAGGAACGGGTTATCGTTCCCGGCAAAGCCCCAGGTCGCCTCGTCGTCCCAGCGCTGCGTGCCCGATCCTCCGGGTACGGTTGAATCCTGGCGCGGGTCGTAGACGGCCGGCCCGAGCACGACGAAGAGCGGCTTCGGGACGCCGGCCGGATATGCCTTCGTGTCGTACAGCAGCGTCCACCACGCGCAGGCGACGCCGGAGGTCTTGCAGGCCGAGGTCCACTCCGGGAGGACGCTCGGCGCGACGCCGGCCGGGAAGAGCGCCGCCGGCTCGGGCTTCAGGCCGTTCGTGTGGTTGAGGTACATCTGGTTCGCGAACTGCGACGGGGCCGTGGCCTTGCCGGTCCCGTCAAGCGTCACCAGGAAGTCGCCGGCCGTCAGGCTTTCGACGCTCTGGATCGGGCCCGCTGAAAGCGCGAGCAGGTACATCAGGGCTTTGTTCTTGTCGCTCTGCCCGGAGGTGTTCATGTGCACGGTCTTCCCGGCCGTGCCCGTCCTCCCCAGGATCAGCGGAATCCCCGCGTTCGGATCGGCCTGGAAATCGACTTGGCTCCCGCCAGCGCCGACGCCGACCCGCGACGGCCGGAGCGCCACGGAGGCGAGCATCGCGACCGTGCTCCAGGAGGCGATCGCGGTCCCGAGCGAGACGGTGACGCCCCCCGCGATCCCGAGCGCGGCGGCGGATGAGACGCCGACCAGCCCGGCCGCGACGCCTCCGATCGCGGTCACGCCGGCGGCGAGGAGCCCGCCGATGAGCGGGACGGTCGCGGCGGCGGCGGCGACCGCGCCGGCGCCGGCGAGGATCGCCATCCCGATCGGCGCGAGGATCATCGGCATGGCGGCGCGCTCCAGGCAGCGTCGGCGAATTCCAGCTTTGCGGCGACGATCGAGCAGGCGCCGCCCTCGGCCGCCTCGGTGAAGGCGAGCACCCGGCCGTTCCCGATCGCGACCGCGAGGCCGTCCCAGCCGCCCTGTCCGGGAAAGGCGATGATGTCGCCCGGGAGCGCAGCAGCCGGGGCGATCCGGGCGAGGCCGGGGATGCTGTCCATCCAGTCCAGCACGCTCGCCATGTCCCGGCTCTTGAGCGCCCGCCGGGCCGCTCGATCCGACCGGTAGGCGCCGAACTGCGAGAGGTTCGGCTTGTAGCCGAGCCGGCGGAGTACGTCGGCGGCGAGCCGGGCGCAGTCGTTCTCGCCCCAGGCGAAGGGCCGGCCCCGGAACCGGTCGAGCGTCGCCTGCGCGGCCTCGACCCGGAGGACGAGGACCGGCTTAGGCTGGTCGGCCGCTAACGGTGGCAGGGCGGGTGTAGAGGGCATCTGCTTGAACCGCAGGGCGGGGCGTATCGGCGCCCCAAGGAAGCTGCCGCTGGATCGCGGTCACGAATTGAAAGCCGAGTTCGCCGGGCCACGCGGACTGATGGAACGAGTTCGACAGGCGGACGCCCTCCGCGTCGTCAAACAGCCGCTCCCAGATCGAGACGCAGGCGAGGGTGATCAGCCGCGTCCCGAGCCCGACCTTCAGGATGCCTTGATCCACCTCTCCGGCGAAGATGAGGAGCGGCGTATCGACCGGGTCGCCGGTCGCTGAGTTGAGTGCGCCGAGCCAGAGCAGCACCGAGCACCCTTGCATATCTTGGCCGGCGAGGATCGCCCCGCCGTCCGCCGTCGCCGGGTTGACGCCGATCTGAACGCTCGGGGCGGTGTCGCCGAAGCCGTCAGAGATCGCCTCCAGGGTAGCCAGGGCGCCGAACTCGGGATCAAGGCCGAGGAAGGTCTTCCCGGAGAAGCTCACCTGTCCGGAACCGTCGAGCCAGCGCACCCAGCCGCCCGAAGGAAGCTGGACCTCGACGCCGACGAACATCAGGACGGAGGGCCCGCCGAACTGATCAACGTAGCTCGTGCCGTCCGGCATAGTGGAATCTTCCAGCGATTTAAACGCCTGCTAGGCGTTCTCGGTGATCGTGAAGGAGTGGCCCACGAACCGGAAGAATTCGACAGACCAGGACGTATCGGTGTCGCAGAAGCCCTCAAGCTTCGGGGCGTTCAGGTCCATCGCTTGGCCGGTCAGGTCCACCCGGAGCAGCGGCGATACTGACACCTTGTTCGCGCCGGTCTGGGCCGTGACCAGATGAAGGTAGTGCCGGCCGCCGACCTGGACGCTGAACCACATCCCAGGCGCCGGGTGCCCGCCTCCGGCGTAGGTCACCTGATTGCTCCCGGCCGATCCGGTCCCGGCGATATTGATCCCGGACGGGTCGAGCATCTGCGGCATGATGAACGCGAGCGTATCGCCGGCCGCTTCGGCGAGGAGCGGACAGGCGAGCCACTTCGCGGCGCAGTCGGCGTCGAGCGTCGGAAGCTCGACCTGCGCGGCGTAGCGCGAGCCGATCCGCGTGATCCGCTGCGTAGGGCCGCCGAGCGCCGAGACGAGATCGCCGCCCGTCCGGACCAGCCGGGGCGTCACCTTCGTCCCGCGCGGCGCGATCGGGAAGGTGATCATGCGCTCAGCCTCCGGCCGCCGGCCCGGGCGAGATCGGCCTGGGTGACGTGCCGCGCCGCCTGGATCGAGGCGAGCCCGGAGACGCCGGCCGCCCGATCGGCGTAGGCCATCAATTGGCGCGCGGCCTGCTCCCAGATGATCGAGCCCCTGTTGTCGAACAGGATCGTCGTCCCGCCCGGCGCCCGGCTGGTCATCGATACGTTCCGCAAGGTCGCGTTGTCGATCACCTGAGAGCCGCCCGGGAGGTTCACAAGCTCCGGGCCGTTCTCGCCGACCCAGGCAAGGCCGGCGGCTGATGAGAACGTCCCGGCCGCGTGGCCGGGCACCGGCCCCAGATGAAGCGCGGTCAGGATCGGGGAGAAGATGTTCTTCTGAAGCTCGGCCGAGAGGATTTGCGTGATCAGTTGCTTGAAGACATTCGAGGCGACATCCCCGAGGCTCTTCGCATTCACGATCGCGTCGGCCAGTCCATCTGAAAGGCTCTTGATCGCCTGAACTCCGGCGTCCTCTATCAGCGTGTTTAGCTCTTTCAGGGAGTCCTGGTATTTCGCGATCGGGCCCTCCTGTTGCTTCATCAGGAGCGCCCATTGATCGGCGTGCGTCTGACGCTGATTCTGGATGGCCTGCTGGGCGTTCGCGACGCCGATCATCGCTTGCTGCGCGGCCTGGAAGTCGCTGCCCTCCATCGCTGTGTCGAGCCGCTTCTTCGCCGCGTCGAGCGTCTGCTCGGCCGTCGCCCGCTCGGCGTCCTGCCGATCCGCCAGGGCTTCCCGCTCGTAGGCGTTGCGCTCCTTCGCCGTGTCGGCCAGTTGGGCCATGACGGAGGCGTGGTCCGCCGCCGCCCCCATTTCCTTGCTGTAGATTTCGGCCTCGGCCTGCTCGGCGACGATCAACTCCTCGGTCGCCTGGAGAAGCGCCTGCTTCGCGATCGCCATCTTTTTCGCGATCGCCGCCTCGGTCGCGTTCGCTTCGGCGAGGTCGATCGCCGCAAGCTGCTCTTTCGCGTTCGTGTCGATCCCGTGTTTCTTGGCGTCGATCTGCGTCTCCTCGATCTTCGCCCGCTGAGCCTCCAGCTCGATCAGGTGCTTGGACAGTTCGGCGTCTACGGACGCCTGTTCGAACTTCGTCCGCTCCTCGATCGTCGTCGCGAGCGCGGCCTGGGCGTCGGCCAGTTCTTTCGAGGAGGCCGCCAGCGCGTCCTGGGCCTGCTTGTCGAACTCGACGGTCCGGTCACGAGTCTCCCGGCCGCCGCCCGTCTTCGTCGGCGTGAACTGCCGGGCCGGCTGGTTCAACAGAGCATCTTCGGCGGCCCGCCTGGCCTCATCGGCTAGCTGGTCAGTTAAATCCTTCTGAGCGCCGAACATCGCGGCTTCTCGGCCCTTGAAGTATGACTTAAATGCATTCTCCGTCTTGAACCCGCCGCCGCCGCTCAGCATTAGCTCTATAACAGACTGGGTCTGTTGAACTAACTTCTCGCTCTTCGGCTTTGTATTAGTGAGAGCGGCGAGAAAATCCAGGGCGGCGATCGTCGCGTTATTGAACGCCGTCTTAATCGTTACCAGCGTGTCTGCGTATTCGGCGAAGGTCTGTGCCTTCTGGGCCCTCATAACGTCATCGAGTTCGTTCAGCTTCCGCTTCGCCTCGGCGGCTTTCTCGATCGTGCTCGCGTCGAGCACCACGCCGAGGTCGTCGGCCTCCCGGGCCAGTTTGTTGAATCCGCCCGCCCCCTGACGGAGCATCGGGAGAAGCTCCTCGATCCCGAGCTTGCGGGCGATCGCCGCCTGCTCGGCCGCGCTCCCGGCGTTGCGGATGCGGTCGGCGATAACCGGGAGGAGTTCGGAAACGTCGTGATAGCCCCGAAGCTGGTCGGGGCTCAGCTTGAGGGCGTCGCCGAACACCTTCGCTAGCTGCTTCGCCCGAGGCAGGTTCCCCTGAACCGCGCCGAGCGAGGCGTTGAGGTTCTTCAGCGCCTCGTCCGCCGCCCCGGTGTCCACCTCGCTCTGCTTGGCCGCGAAGTTGAACTCCTGGAGGAAGGTGGTGGTCACGCCGACCATCTTCGCCGTCTTCTCCAGATTGGCCGCGTAATCGACGGCCTTCTCGGTCTGCTCCATCGCCAGGGCGAAGGCGCCGACGCCGGCCGCCGCCGCGAGCCCGGCCGGCCCGAGCGCGCCGAGCGCGGCGCCGACGCCAGGGATCGACTTCACTAGCTCGCCCGCGTGGTCCGCGAGGTTTTCGAAGCCCTTCGCCGCCGCCGGCCCGATCCCCTTACCCCAGGCGCTTTCGACATCCTTCGCCGCCTTCCGGTTCCGCGCGACGAAGTCCTGGAGCTTCTGCTCCATCCGCTTCACATCGGCGTCGATGACGACTAGCAGCCGTTCGACTTCGGTCCCGGGCATCGGCCTAACCCCACTTCTCGATCATGGCGTCATGCTCTTCGGGCGTAGGCGGACGATCGCCCTCGGGCGGGCAGTTCGCGGCGATCCAGCCGTTGCGGGCGACGAGGAATTCCCAGAACGAGCAGGCGTCCACCTCCGCTGGGGTGAAGCCGATTACAGCGCCGGTTCCGTAGTAGTCGCCGAAACGGAGCTTGCCTCTGGGGAGCGCGCCTCGGTCGTTGTTATTGGCGGCTCCCCGATCGGCTCCCCCACGGGTTCGTCCTCGGCGCCAATCAGCGAGCCGAGCACGACCGCGAGCGCTAGCTCCAGGTTCTCCAGGAGCGGGCGCTCGTCGTGCAGGGCCCGGACGAGCCGGCCGGCGCTGGTCGGGTCCATCCCGCCGCCGATCAAGCCCTGGAAGAGCGGCTCGCGCACGTCATCGACCCGCCAGCGGCCGAGGCCTCCCATCGCCATGATCTCGATGATCGAGGCCTTGCCGTGGGCGCGGCGGACGGCGGCCCAGGTCGAAAGCCGGGCGGCGATCTCGCCGGGCCCGGCGTCGCACTTCTCCTGGACCTTGCGCCACTCGGCGATCCGTAGCCGGAAGGTCCGCTCCTCGTCGCCCCAGAGGCGGACGATCGACCCATCCCGGCTCATGCGGCCTCGTGCTCGGCCTTCGCCTTGTGATGGTTCCCCTTGGCCGGGGCCGAGCTAAGAGCGCCGTAGGTCTTCCCCTCCAGGAATTCGGTCGTCGTCGTCGCCGTGACCGTGACCTCGCCGTCCGACACCATGTTGATCGTCGCCTCCATCTTGGAGCCGCGATCCCCGGTGATTTCGAACTTCGTCATGTGGAACGGGCCAGCAAAGACGACACCGCCATCCGCCGCCGGAACGTCCACGACGATCTGGCAATTGCGCGAGGTCGGATCGGCCAGGAAGTCGGTGAAGACTTGGACATCCGGCGTGTTGAGGATACCGGCGCCCTGGAGCGAGTAGCTCAGCGAAACCTTCTCCCGGACGAGCCAGCCCAGTGCATCCGGGTCGGCGCAGTCCGGAATATTGAAGTCGTTCGTGGCCGCCTCGCCGGTGATCGAGCGCGCGGCGTTCACGGTGCAGTAGGCCGTGAAGACCTCCGGCGTCGCGCCGTCGCCGACCATGATGAGCAGCTTGACGCCGCGAGCGTGTTTGACGGGTGTTCCGGCCATTGGAGCCTCCTAGGGAATGGCGGTGACGAGATAGCGGAAGGCGAGGACGGCATGGCTGGAGCCGTCCGGATCGGTCAGGTGCCGGGCGTCAACGAACTGGGCCAGGACGAGGTCGAACCCGGAGATCGGGAGGCCGGCGTCGGCGAGGATCGAGCGGACCAGCCCGGCGATCTGCCGGCCCAGTTGAACGTCCGGCGGCTCGGGCTTCGTCCAGACGTGGACGTTGCTGTTGATCTCCGACGCCGAAACGCAGTCGTCGGAGTCCTCCAGGATTTGGTCGTCGCCGATGATCAGGTAGGGCAGCGGCGCGTTGTGGGGCGCGACGCTGTAGATGCGGGCGACGCCGTTCGGCCAGAGCGCCGCGAGCGCCGACGATCCGCGTAGGGCTGCGTCCTGGGCCGCGTGATAGGCGGCGCCCGGATCGGCGACGGCTGGCTCGACCACGGCTAGAACCCTTCAGGTAGCGTTGTGCTCGTCCCGACCACCCGGCGGATCACCTGTTTCATCGCCCGATTGCCTCGGCCGGCGGATCGCTTCTTCAGGACCCGGAGGCTCGGGAACCAGAAAGGCTTCGGCGGGACGTGCTTCCCGCTCTTCGTCTTGTGCCCGGCCTCAAGATGGAGCGGGTAGCCGAACCGGCCGCCCTCCCGGCCGATCGAGACAACCACGCCGGCCTCGCCCCGGTCCGTCTGCTCCAGGGTGTCGATCAGGTGCCCGCCCTCGTCCTCGTCGCGAGGGCAGGCCGTCCGCACGAGCGCCATGAACTCCCGGGCGCTCTTCGCGTTCGCGGCCTTGAGCACCGACTTACCTTCCGGGCCGATCAGCCGGTACATTTTGGCCTGGAGACTTTCGAGCCCGAGCACTTTCGCAGTGACGGAGAAACTAGCTGTAGTCATCGCGGGTCCGGACGGCGATCAGGATTACGATCGAGGCCAGTTCATCCACCGCGACCGTCGTAATGTTGAAGGGCCAGCCGAGCCAATGGGCCCGCCAGTCCGTATCAAGCTGGGCGGTCATCAGGTCGAGCCGGAGCGTCATCTCGACCGGCTGAACGCCGACGAGTCGTTGATCGAGCGTCGTCTCCCCGCCGGTTCCCCGGGTCCGGACGATATGGACGAGCCGGGCCGGCGCGGCGAACTCGTCCACCCACGGCCCGAGCCGGTCGCCGTTCGCGTCGAGCGCCCGGCGCTGGAACGTCACCGACTCCCGGAGCAGGCCGGCCAGACCCGGGTTCCGCTTCTGCAACATCGGCTAGGCCTCCGGGCGTCGCGGCGGGATCGGAAGCTCGCGGGCGTCGCCGGCCTCGATCAGGGCGGCGCCCCAGGCCCGCTTGATCGTGACCTCGCTCCCGGCCCGGTAGCTCACCGCAAGGCGGTGGTTGAACCCGGGCGGGAGGAACCTCCGGTCCCGGAGGATCAGGACGCGCACGGTCAGGCCAGGGCCGGATCGCGCAGCCGGGTGAGGATCGCTGTCACCGGCCCGGATAGGAGTTCGTCGTCGGGCGTCCGGCCGTCGTAGAGCGCGGTCAGGATGATCAGCACCGCCGCCTGAACCAGCGGCGGGCAGGTCGTATCGGTCCAGGGCGTCGCCGGGGCGTAGGGCGCGGCCGGCATCGGGCCGATCGGGCTCGCGGTCGGCGCGAACGGTGACGGAGCGTTCGGATCGGCCGTCGCCGGATCGGGCCGCTTGAGGTAGTCGATCACGATCCCCGAGGCCTGCTCGACCTTGAACATCACGTCCGTCAACTCCTCGGCCGAGATCGCCGTGGCGACGAGCCGAAGCTGCCGGAGCGCCTGCTCCTCTGTGACCAGCGCGACCATCAGGCTGGGACCTTGATCTGCGGGCCGGCGAAGTCCTTCCCGTCCCGGCCGCGCTTCACGGCCAGCGTCCAGCCGCCGGCCTCGTCGCCCGGGCGCTCCGACGTGGTCGAGCCGCAGACCCACATCGAGCCGCCGAACGTGACCGTGTCGCCCGGGGCGTAGACCCGGCCGGGCACGTAGACGCCCCGGTAGACCATCGCCGGGAGGGCGACTTCGAAGGTCGCCGCCTCGGCCCCGCGTTCGAAGCGCAGGACCAGCGTCCGGCCGTCCGCCCCGAGCGAGCAGGCGATATCCTCGAAACCGAGCCCGGGCGCGCCGGGCGCGCCGTCCTGGCCGTTGATCCCGTCGCGGCCGACCACCCGCCCGGCGTCGAGCTTGGAGCCGTCGCCGCACACCAGCACCAGCCGTCCGTCCTGGTCGATCAAGGCGCCGGCGACGAAACGGCCCTCCAGGGCCGCCAGACGGCGCTCCAGGCCGCTCGCGTCGCCGGCCGGACCGGGAGGACCCGCCGGACCTTGAGGGCCCTCACGGCCCTCCACAGGGCCCACACGGAGGCGCGTCTCGTCGTCGTAGACCAGGAGGAGGTCGCCGCCCTCGATCTCGGCGCCGGCGACGAGCCGCCCGACCGGCTCGGCCGCTGGTCCTTCTGGTCCCTGTGGCCCTGATGGTCCTTCAGGGCCGTCAGCGCCGACAACGAGGCCAGGGCGGGAGGTCGAGCCGTCGCCGAAGGTCAGGACGAGATAGCCCTCCCGATCGATCAGGACCGAGGCGATCGAGGCCTGCTTGATCTTGTCGGTGAGGTCCGCCTCCAGGCGTTTAAATCGTTCCATGACTTGCGCGCCGAGCGCTGCGCCGATCTGGGCGGCGAGGGCTTCCATGTCAGGCATCGAGCGCCTCCGCGAAGCTGGCGGTGAGCAGTTCGGCGAAGGCCAGTTCAGCCGCCGCCGCCGAGGCGTCCTCGGCATTGCTATCAGCCTCGGCCGGGTCCTGGCCGTCGCCCGTGTCCGCGCCGGTCGGCGGCGGGAGCGCTCCGGCGCCGCCGGGCGCTGGCTGCGGCGGGCCGGCCGCGTCCCGGGCCGCGAGCGCCGCAAGGCTGTAGTTCTGCTGTTGCGCGATCGGGGAATCGCCGCCCTCGACCGGCGGCAGGCCGATCTTCGCCCGGG